TCTGCTATGGGTAGCGGCGGTGGAGCTGCGATTACTGTTACTGTTACTGCTGTTAAAGCATATGGTAAATGGTTCTCTATATTAAGAGATGAGAATGAAAAATATGTAGGACAATACGCTGACGATACATTTAGAATATGGAGTCTATTAGACGGTAGCCCACGTAAAGTTGATATGGGTGACGATTCTGGTGTACCGTCTGGATGTAATTACACCAACTTACAAACAGATTTGTTAGCTTACAATAATGCAGTTGAGGATACATTAGATAAAACAACTGCATTGAATACTGCTCAATCTGCATTCACTGAAGCTAATGACGGTCAAGGCGGTACCAAATCTTCTTTATGGGAAACGTCACAAGATTATGATACTGGTATCGGCACAATAACTGAGTCCTTGATTTCTGGTATTTCACAACGAAAAACAAATGATTCATATACTATTAAAAAGAATGGAGATACCATTAGCGTATCAGATAATAATATATCTGCACCTGTTTATAAGTTAGAACGTACTGTAGCTGGATCTAGTTATGGAGCTGGTATAGGTGTTGGACCTGCTAATCAAATACACATCAGTGCAGCTGGGTCAGGTTATTCAGCAGTATCTGCAGCTGCAACATCTGGCGGTTCAGGGTCTGGATTAACACTCACAACCACTGTAACTGCAGGTGCTCTTGCAACTGTTGAAATCAATGCTATTGGTCAAGGGTATAAAGTTGGTGACGTTTTAACAGTCGCTGGTGGTACAGCTGGGCAAATAATAGTTGACAAAATTGTTACAGGATCGGTTTATAAATTAGCAGTAACAGTAGGTGGTAGTGGATATAGTAATGGAACAGGTGTAGCAACAACAGGAGGTGGAACCGCTTTAACTGTTAATACAACTACATCTGCAGGAGCAATTACAGCAGCTGTTGTAAACGCACCTGGTAATAATTATACACTCGGAGATGAGATAACTGTAACAGGTGGTGGAGGTAACGCAAGACTTAGGGTAGTGCAACTAGGTTATGCTACAACATCTGCAGGATCAGGTACAGGATTAGTAGTTGATATTGCAACAAATACTTCTAGTACTGTTGAGCCTGAAGCTACGCCATCTGAAACATATGCTGTAGCAACGTTCACGCACAATGGTACAGTAGATGCTAGCAGAGTACAAGGAAATTATACAGATGTAACAGGTACATCAAATAGAGTCGGTTCAGGTGCAAGGTTTGATATTACAGTTGCACAAGACGGTACTCCAACAGTTACACTGGTTAATGGTGGTAATGCATATTACGACGGTGAAACTATAACCATCGCTGATGCTTCTTTAGGAAGTGGAGGAGGAGCTGCTATTGTAGTTACTGTGTCAACAACATCGATTGTTAAATCTGGCGGTGCTTTAACTACTACAACTGGTTATAAAATAGATGAAGTTATTACGATAACAACTGGTGGTGGTGATGCTAAGTTTAAAGTTAGTGAATTAATATGGCAGAAAGGAAAGGAGATGACAGATGAAAACCCTCATCTTGCTTCTACTGGACTTAAATTATATGAACTTATTGAAGTAAATGCACCTACCCATACCGAAGCACAGTTGACCACAACAACAAGTGCAATGGGTACAGCACAGACAAATTATAATAACGCTGTAACAGCAGAAACAACCGCTACAAATAACTATAATTCTGAAGTAACTGCATGTGTCATACCTGGATTACCAGATGATGGTTATCTAAGAGGTGCTACTGCAGACGATATAGAATTATTAACACTAAACGATTACACATACGTCTTGAATAAAACCAAGACAGTGGCAATGACTTCTCATGTAGTACCTGCTTTATCTAATGAGGCATTTATTGTTGTATACATAACCGCTTATAATTCTAAATATGAGGTAATTATAAACGGTGTTACAGTTAGTTATACTACACCACAAGATGCTTCTGCAGGTGATGCTGACGCTACAGTAATTGTAGCAGGATTAGTAAGTGCTATTAACGGTGCTGGTGGAGCTGCTGCTAGTTGTGTAGCTACAGCTGTTGGACCTGGTATACATGTGACACTTGTGACTTCTATTAAAGTAGCTGGTGGTCCACAAGAGAATGCTATATATGTTTTTACAGATAAAATTTCAGATATATCTAGATTACCACTACAGTGTGTTGATGGTTATAAGTGTAAAGTAATTAATAGTGATAATGTGGTTGCTGATGATATGTGGGTTAAATTCTCCACATCAGGTACAGCTGCTAATGGTCCTGGTGCATGGGAAGAATCAAATGAACCGGGTCTATCTTATAAATTCGATCCTCTTACTATGCCACACCAATTAGTAAGACAAGCTGATGGATCATTTAAGTACGATCCTATTACATGGGAAAATAGAGATGTTGGTGATGAATTAACGAATCCTACACCATCTTTTGTTGGCAATACTATTAGAAATATGTTCTTCTTTAGGAACCGTTTCGGTTTCTTAAGTGGTGGATCTATTATCATGAGTAAAGCTGCATCATTCTATGATTTTTGGGCAGCTTCTGCTCAAGTTGCTGCGGCTGATGATCCTATAGATATATCAGCATCCTCTACTAAACCTGTATTCTTGAATTACATTAGAACTACAAGTGCTGGTTTAGTTATATTCAGTGATGCTGAGCAATTCCTACTATCGACTGACTCTGATATTTTGAGCCCAGCAACTGCAAAGGTTAATACACTCTCAGCTTTTGAATGTGACACAAGTATTCCAGCAGTAAACTTAGGTAGTTCATTAGCTTTTGTTTCTAAGACACCTTTATATACTAGAATATTTGAAATAGCTAATATTAGTACAACTGATCCCCCTACTACATTCAATACTACAGGTATTGTACCTGAATTAGTACCAGCTTCTATAGATAATATAGCAGCATCTCCTGGGATGAGTATGCTTTCACTAGGTAATACAGGTGATAGTACTCTATATCAATATCGTTTCTATCAAACAAGTGAAGGTCGTAAAGCTTCTACATGGTATAAATGGAATTTAACTGGTACACTTATAGATCAATTTTTTGATGCTAGTACATTTTACGCTGTTACATCTGATGGCACTAATGTATCAGTCAATTCTATTGACCTTAGACAAGCTAGTGAAGAAGGGTTCTTAACCTTAGCAACTGGAGAAAAGACTGACGTATGTATGGATATGTGGAACTCTAATCCTTATAGAACATACAACCAACTAACAGGTAAGACTAGAGTCTTCCTACCGTTTACACATGTATCAGGTAAAACGTTTGCTGTTGTAGCGTTAGGTGGATATATTGGCGGTACACTTGGTGCAACTGAAGCCTCAACTGGTGCTATATTATACCCAACTGTTGAAGGATCTGCAGGATCTGAATACGTTGACATTAGCGGTGACTATAGAGGAAAGAACCTAATTATAGGTTATGTCTATACTATGACTGTACAACTACCTAAAATGTATTATACTTCTGGTGAAGGAGGTGGGACTAAATCTGATTATACATCTGATTTAGTTATACATAGAATTAAAGTTTCAACAGGTCTTAGTGGTCCAGTAAAGTATAATGTAAATTTAACAGGTATACCAAATAGAACACAAACAGTTAGTGTTGTTAAACCTGGTACTTCACAATTAAATGAAGTTAGTATGGCTTCAGACGCTGTACATGATGTACCTGTATATCAGCGTAATGAAAATATATCATTGAGTATCGTCGGTGATACACCATTACCAGTTAGCCTTCTTGGCATGACTTGGGAAGGTAAATACAATAAAAAATTCTACAGTCGTGCATAATAAAAGGAGGTTAAATTAATGGCTTTATGGGCAATAGCAGGTATATCTGCAGCTCAATCTTTGTTCAGTTCGTATCAAGCAAATAAAGCAGCAAAGGATCAAGCTCAATATCAAAACGCTGCTGACCAAAGAGCTTTTGCTAATCAAGCTGCTCAAACAGCGTATGCTTCTGAAATAGAAAAACTACAAATTCAAGATTATAACGATCAAACCGTAAAAGATTACGGCATAATGATCGAGCAATATGAACAACAAATTCTTCTAAATCAGACTGCAGCGCAAGGTGCTTTAGCTGCTGAACAGTGGAAATTAAACGAACAATTTGCAAAAGCTGCATTCACACAGAATGAATTAACACGTGAATTAGCAATGGTTCAAGGTGAAGCAGCTGCGAGAAGTGGCGGTAAGACTACGAGTAGATCCTTAGAACGAGCGAATTTATTAAACTCTTTAGCTGAATATGGTCGATCGTCTAAAGCTCTTGAATTATCCCAATTAAGTGCTAGAACACAAGCTAAGTCTAGATTTGGTGCTATTGTAGGTAAGCAATATCAATCAGATCTTAGTGCTTATTCTAAAATACAGATACCGCCAAGAATGAGAACACCTAAAACAGGTGGCGGTCCAAGCTTACAATCACCTATTGCTAGACAAGTTTCAGGTGGTATAGGGTTTGGAGATGTAGCAGGTGCTGCACTTGCAGGAGCTGGTGCTGGTTTTAGTGCGCAAGCAGCTAGTTCAAAAACACCTCTTAAATGGTTTGGATAAATTATGGCAAGACAAAACAAATACTTAGGAAACATAGAGTTTCAAAGCGCTGCTACTGGTGGTAATTTCGCTGAACGTTCCATTCAACTACCAGATATCGGTCCTCAACTTGCTCAACGTCGTAATGAATTATCAAGGGACTATGAGTACTTACAGAAAGCTGGTTTAAGAGATTTAGAACTTAAAGAAACAAGAGATAATGTCCGTTTACGTCATAATTGGCGGATGGGCAAAATTAAAGATGCACAGCATGAAAGATTTATAAATCAATTATCAAAAACTGCTTTTGATTATGCGAAAAGAAAAACAGAGCAACATGTAACAGGCCAGATTAACGAAGGCCATATGATGGCTTTAAATCTTAAGAAAAGCGGTATAGAATTAGAAACAATTACAGATGCGATTAACGGTCGGTTACAGATTAAAGATGGTGAGATAGTTAATTCAAGAATGGTAGGGAGTGGTATAAATTCGAATCTTGATACTGCTACGTTAAGGAAACTTCAAAATCTTGGTCACTTCAAAAAAGTAGGTTTGCTGGAAAATCTACTAAAGACTGCTGCAAGTAAGCATCCTGCTGATATGGCAGAGCTTGGTAACAAAGGTTATACGCTTTCACCGGAGATCCTTGTACCTCTAAGAAAATTATATCCTGATATACCACTTGTTGATGAACAAGGTAATCCAAGGTTATACGCTTTAAATGATAAGGATTTACAAGGTAAAGAGTGGACTTCACAAATTAGAGCAGTAATAAATTCTGAAATGCAGAAGGATTACTTATCACAATTTGAAGGTATACCTACTCATATGTTGGATCAATACCTGTACCCTGCGATAATTAGAAACCATGAATCTGCTGATGCAGAACACGCTACAACGGAAAGGAAACTTTTTATCCAGGAACAGGTAGACAGATCTTATAATAATATAAACAGTTCTTTAATTTCTGGTCAAGGTGCTGGCGAATCTTTTTTAAGAGAAATTGAAATACTAAGTAATTACGTTGGTAGTAGAAGTGCTGCTGTTAATAAACTTTGGACAGAAGTTTTAGATGGTGTAGATAAGGGTGTATATAAAAGAGAACAGATACAAGCACTTTTAGATCATAAATTTATACATCACCAAACTGGTAAAGAAGTTACAATTGGTGAAAATTGGGAAGCATTTCTCACAGCTAATGAATTAGAAAATAGATTAATAGAGGGTGAAAAACAAAAAAATGGAATTGAGGCACAAAAAGTTGCAAATGCTGATAAACAGTTAGGAAAGGACTTAACTGAATTTGAAACTCAAAGAATTGCAAATGGTGGGAAACCTTTAACACAAGGTGATTTACTCCATATAGCACGTAAATTTAACGATGAGCACGGTCTAGATCCAGGTAATGTACCTAACGCTATTAAAAATTATCAGACTGCTCAGACAAGAGAAGGTCTTCCTCTTAAAGAATGGTTGGAATATAAACGTGTAAAAAACGGTGGTGTTCTAACTCAAGAAGATCTTAAAGGCATACCTATTAGTATGCAAGCTACTTATCGGAAGCAAGGTTTAATAGAAGAAAGACCTAATCAATATACACCTAATCAATCTGAATTAGCTGATATAGATGAAATAGTAGAGGCAGCTGTTAGAGAAAAGTTTGGTATGGAAGGTGATGATCAATTATCACCAGCAGCAGTAGCTTTTAAAAAACGTGCAGAAAGAGATGCTTTGAAAATATGGACTGAAGCTAGAGTTGGCGGTGCTTCCCCTGAAGACGCTTGGGAAAGAGTAAACAGTGAAATACCTAAGAAAGCTACTCAGATATTCTCACCTTATTCTACTAGATGGAATAAAAATGCTTATGCAAAGAAAATTGATACATATGAAACAGCTAAAGCGTTTCTGACAAAATCTGGTAACAGTACAACACTTATACCAAATACAGAAAACCAAATTAAAGCATTAGAAACATGGGCTGCAGAAGGCGGTAGAGGTCCTTTACCAGAATTTTATAGGCATATAGCACACGCTCAGAAAGGTTGGGATGCTTGGCAATTTGCAGCTGATCAATATAAAGCTGCAGGTAAGGGTGATTTAATTGAACCTAGTATTGTTAAAGAGGTAAAGGGATTAACAATAACTGAACAAGATTTATTAAATAATTTCCCATCATTATCTAAATCTATGCGTGTAATTAATAACAACACTGAACATGATAGAGATGAGAACATTGTTAATAATTTTAATAATAGAGCAAGGCAGAGAAACATTGCATCATATAGACCTAGTATTAAACCACGTAAATTTAATATAAATTCAAATCATTGGAGTAATCAACCTAATGTACTATTACCCTCACTTGGAGGTATTGCATAATGCCAGATATTGACACAGTTGGTCTCCAAGAATCTTTAGATGCTACTAGATCTGAATTAAGTGACATCAGAAATGACATTAAAGAGGAGGAGGAATTAGAAGCTAGTAATGAAGCTGCGTTAGCACAACGTCAAGCAGAACTTAAAGACTCTCATGCTGCTAAAGATGCTAAGGACTTTGGATTCAAAGAGAATCTAAAAGAACTCAGTAATGCAGTAGTTGGGGGTGCTAGAGATACTCTTAGTTCTATCCTCACTGCACCAGAACGTATCATTGATATGGCAACTGGTGAAATGGCTGAACAAGCTCAACAAGAAGGTGGTTATACACCAGATTGGAATCCACTAGGAAATGATCTAAACCCTGAAACTAAAACATGGTGGGGTGGATTAATACGAGGTGGTGTTCACTTCGGTACTATGGCTATACCTATCTTTGGATGGGCTGGTAGAGTAGGTAAGGGAACAGGTATGTTGTCTGCAGCTACAAAAGCCACTGTACTTAGTAGTAATACTCTTGTACGAGGTGCTTCTGTTGGTGCGGTATCTGACTTATTCTCAGAGTATTCACAAGATGCCAATGGTTTACAGGTAATGCGAGATCGCTTTGGTTTTATTGATACACCACTTACTACCAAAGATTCAGATCATCCTATACTTAAAACACTTAAGAATGTTGGTGAAGGATTAGGTATAGGTACTGTAGTAGACTTTGCATGGCAAGGTATAGGTAAAGCGCGTAATAAGTTAAACGTAGTAGGTAAAACAGATCGTGATGCTGTAAAAGCTGTTGATAAAGTACAGGCTAATAGACAAGCTAAAGCAGAGGATGCTGCAAGAGTTTTAATTGATAACAACTTAAGAGCTGCTACAACTCAAAAACTCTTTAATAAGGGTATAGATTTTAATAAATTAGGTCCAGATGAACAACTTATAGAGATGTCTAAGGTTGCTCAAGCTGATCGTAGCGGTAGATATAGAAGTTGGAATCCTCCAGAAGATAATGTTGAAAGAGCTGCTAGAAAGATACTAGAACGTAATAAGAGTATAGAAACTCAAACTACTGAAAAAGGTATTCAACAATTAGAAACCGATGAATTCGGTGGTTTTAAGAATAAACCTATTGCTGATCCATGGCAAGGTAATCCTAATTCAATAAGTGATCCTTGGCAAGTTTCAAAAGATCTATGGAGAATAGATAAAGAGTGGGGTTCTGAATGGGGATCTACTGATAGTCTTATTACACCTGCAGCTGCTGAATCTTTAGCTAATAACGGTCTTGGTAAAAAAGGTATTACACCAGCTGTTGTAAAGGATTTAATAGGTGACGCTCGTTTTAGAGTTCTAATGGAAGATCTAAATGCTAAAGGTAAGAGTTTAGAAGACCATTATGGTGCAGCATTTGAAAGAATGCAGGAAGTTATAGGAGGAAGAGATGCTGCAGATTTAGATCCAGAAGAATTCTGGGGACCATTAAATGATCAATTAGATACTATTGGTGGTAGAGAAGCATGGCAAGGAGATAATATCTTAGCAGCTGATTTAATAACAGGTTCTTTAATGAAGCAACTACGTGACAGATCGATGGTTGCTAGAGAATTGATTGATATAGCAGATCTTAATGATATTGACGGTCCTCTGAAATCTATTCGTGACAATTTAATTGTCGGTATGGAAATGATGAAGAGATCTAGATTCTTAGCTAGTGAAGCTTATCATACAATGTTATCACAAAAAGGTGGTAAAGGTATGGCAGATCAAGCTTTACTTGAAATGCACGCTACAACCAAGAATCAAGTTGATATGATGCTTGATATGGCAAGGCAATCACCTTCTGATGATTTCTTACATGCTGTATTAGAAGCATTCTCTATGTCAAATAAGATCCATAATTGGCAAGACTTTGATAACTATATGCACAATAAGCTTATAGGTGTAACTTTAGCAGACGGTACTAAGCAGACAGGAGCGATTACAAGAGAGCTACAGGGTGTTATGATCAATAGTATCCTAAGTGGACCTAAGACGCCTCTGAGAGCGATTATGGGTACATCTACTGCTGTATTCACTAGACCTATGTCACAACTCTTTGGAGGGGTGATGCGGTATGCGTGGACTGGTGGAACAGATGCATCTCAAATCAAACAAGCTTTAGGATCAGCTAATGCTATGGTACAAACTATACCTGAATCTTGGAAATACTTCCAAAGCAGGTTAAGTAGTTATTGGGCTGGTGATATTAATACAATTAAAAGTAGATATCAAGAATATACACTTGGTGATGAACATTGGGATTTAGTAGGACATTGGGCTGAAACAAGAGGTACAGATGGTGAAAAAGCTGCTTATCGAGTAACTAATATAGCACGTTCAGCGAACCAAAATAACTTCCTTACTTACTCAACAAAGTTAATGGCAGCTACTGACGATGCTTTTACTATGATTCTAGCACGAGCTAGAGCTAAAGAAAAAGCAATGCAGTTAGCTTGGAACGCTAAAGGTGATGGTATACTAGCTGAAGTAACACCAGCTATAATCAAAGAATATGAAACCAGATTATATGGTGAAATTTTTGATCCTGCTACTGGTGTAGTTAGTGATAATATGTTAAAATATGCTAGAGGTGAAGCTACTCTAAGTAAGGATATCAGTGGATTCGGTAAATCCATGGATGAATTATTTGGTAAAAACCCTGCTATTAAACCATTCTATCTATTTGCTAGAACTGGTATTAATGGGTTAGAGCTTACCATGAAGCATGTTCCAGGTTTGAACTTCCTTGTTAAAGAATTTAATGATATAGCATTTGCTAACCCAGAAGATTTAAGTAATGTTGCTAAATATGGTATTGAAACTGCAGAAGATTTAGTTAATGCCAAAGCACTACAAAACGGTAGATTAGCTTTAGGTAGTAGTGTTATATTCATGGCAGGTCAACACTATCTAAACGGTAATCTAACGGGCAATGGTCCTGCAGATGTCTCACTTAAAAAAGTATGGATGGATGCTGGTTGGGTACCACGTTCTATTAAAATAGGTGATGCATGGATAAGTTATGAATCATTTGAACCATTCAACTTGATATTATCTGGTATCGCTGATTTAGGTGATAACCAAAGATTAATGGGTGACGAATGGGTAGAAACTGGTTTACTTAGTTATGCAGCAATACTTGCTAAAGGTGTTGTCTCTAAGACACACTTACAAGGATTTGATACACTAGCCGATCTATTTAGTAATGATCCTAAGAAAGTTGAAAAGATTCTCGCAGGTTTAGCAAATAATACTATACCATTAGCAGGTCTTAGAAATGAAATTGGACGTGTTATTACACCACATATGCGTGAATTAAATTCAGGTTTCGGAGATCAATTGAGAAATAGAAACTTATTCATGGAGCAATTAGCTGGTAAAGATAAGTTACCTATTAAATATGATATTTTAAATGGTAAACCAATCAGAGATTGGGATGTACCAACTAGATTGTATAATGGTCTAAGTCCAGTACAATTAAACTTTGACCAATCACCTGGTCGTAAATTATTATTCCGTAGTAACTACGATTTACGTACATCTACAATGACTTCACCTGATGGTGTTTCATTAAGAGATAGTAATACCGTTAGATCATTATTCCAAAAAGCTTTAGGTGATCAAGATTTAGAATCTAAGTTAGAGAAATTATCTAAAGATCCTTTGGTTTTAGCATCTTTAGAACAGATGGAAAATGATATACGTCTTGGAAATAAGAAAGTTAATCCTATGACGTATAGGCATAATAAAATGATCAAACGTATAATGGATAGAGCTAGAAATAAAGCATGGGCTAGCATTCAAACTAATCCTGATGTTGCAGCACTTGTACGTGCAAATCAATTAGAAGCAGCAGCTGATTATAATAGAATAAATAGACCAGAATTAAGTCGTGAACAACTTAAAGAATCACAGAGCATCCTTGAGATGACAAACAGGTAACACTATGGCTACAACTGAAAATTCTTATACATCGTCTGCAACTCAGACGTTGTTCTCATTTACATTCCCATATATAGATACTACTGATATCAAAGTTTCTGTTGACTCAGTAGTTAAAACACTTACAACTGATTATACATTTGCCAGTGCTACACAAATTCAATTTAATGCAGCTCCTGGAGCTAGCAAGACAGTAAGAATCTATAGAGATACAGATGCCGATAATAAGAAAGCCACCTTCTTCTCTGGATCTGCTATTAGATCGCAAGACTTAAACGAAAACTTTGATCAAACTCTTTATAAAGCTCAAGAACTGATACGTGATGTAGGAAATATTTGGGATGATACTACTGAAACACTTAGTAGTACAGAAGCGTTTATAGACAGTGATGATTATATAATGACTGCAGCTGCTATTGATGATAGGATTATAGCAGGTGCCCCTACTGTTTCTGGTGTTACTACACTAAGAACAGATGGTGGTAATATAATGACAGGGACAAATGCATTAAAAATGCCCGCAGGTACTAATGCAGAACGTCCGACAGGCAGTTCATCGCCTGTATTAGCTGACGGGATGTTCAGGTATAATACTGACAGCAATAGCTTCGAAGGGTATTCTGCAGGAGCCTGGGGTGCTGTTGGTGGAGGAGCCACAGGACCAGGAACTGATGCAGTATTCTGGGAGAATGATCAGACAGTAAGTGATGATTATACAATAACAAATAACAAAAACGCAGGTAGCTTCGGACCTATAACAATCGCAGCAGGTAAAACCGTCACTGTTGGTGCCGGAGAAGTATGGACGGTGGTTTAAACTATGCCAATAACAATTAGCGGTGATGGAACAATCACCGGACTTAGTGCAGGTGGTTTACCTAACGATAGTATAACTCTTGCAAATATGGCTCATGGTACAGATGGGCAAATACTTACATATGATGCAGCAGGTGCTCCTGTAGCATTAGGACCAGGTACAGATGGACAAGTACTAACGTCAACAGGTTCTGGTTCACCTCCGGCTTTTGAAGCTGTATCTGCATCAAAATGGACTCAAGGAAGTAGTACAAGTGTTGGTACAGGAACTACAGTTTTAATTACTGGTATACCTGCTACAGCAGTAATGATTGTTCTAACTTATAATCACATATCATGTGCCTCTTCTAATGAAGATAATTTCATTATGAGATGTGGTACTAGCAGTGGTATTACGGGCAATGCTGGTGAAAATAGAGGTTTATCTGCTTATATGCAGGATAATGATAGTGGAGAAGTTAATGGAGGTGACGACAATATACCTTTAGGTCCGTATGCTTTTACAGCTCATGATGGTTATTACCACGGTCATGTCATTTTAACTAAATGGGATACAGGTAAATACCATGCACAAGGAGCGTGTTTTCAAAGTTTAAGTTCAATTACTGGTGCTCCAACTTTATATTCAATTACTTTAACTGGTGAAGTTTATTTAGGCGCAGCCTTAGAAAGGATTCAAATGCAATGGCATAATGGAACTGGTACCTTTGATGATGGTGATTATGCAATCGCTTATTTGGAGGCTTAATAATGGGTAAAAAACAAATACATAATCTACAAACAGGTGAGATTACAGTTGTTGAGGACACTGATACTCATCCACCACTGAGCGACGCAATAGCATGGCAACGTCTCAGAAGTCGTAGAGGTAAACTTTTAAGAGAAACAGATTATCTCGCTTTATCTGATAATACTATTTCAGATGAAATGAAAAAATATAGAAAGGATTTAAGGGATTTACCGTCTAAGACATCTGATCCTAGAAAGCCTACATGGCCCACTAAACCAGGAGATTAAATATGGCAACCACAAAAATACAAGGAAACGCTGCTGGTAGTGGATCAGTTACTGTAACATCTCCGAATACTAACTCTAATAGAACATTAACATTACCAGACGCTGATGTCACATTACCAACAGCTCATTCTCAAGCTACTTTAACTACACAAGGTGATATTCTATATGCTAGTGGATCTAATACATTAGCAAGATTACCTAAAGGTAGTTGGGGACAAGCTTTAGCAATAAATAGAGATGCTACAGCTCCTGAATGGGGTATAGGTATACCTACTGCTATTGTAGCTGATGTTAAAGCACAAAATAATAATGGTGGTACATTTACAGCTAGTGCTTGGCGAACAAGAGATTTACAGACCGTTATCCACGAAACACATGCTGATATAGTTACACTAAATAGTAACAACATGGTTGTACCTACAGGTACGTATCTTTTCCATTGGTCTGCACCTGGTGCTCTATGTAATGGTTTTGTCACTCAATTAAAGAGAACAGATTCAGGATCAGGTACACCAGGTGGTGGTGCAGCTACAGTTAAAGCTGGTAGTGTTGAATATGCTAGTGCTAGTGGTGATACTCAATCTAGAAGTACGGGACATGCTATAGCTATTGTTACAAGTGCTACTGGAGATTTTGAAATCCAAGCATATGGTGCAACAACTCGTGCTAACGATGGTTTTGGTGTTAAAATGAACGTATCTGAAGAGATATACACTTACTGTATCATACAAAAAATCGCATAATTATGACTATAAATTCAGATGTTGACATACCTCTAGCTATAGAAAAGTTAGGTTTAAGTAAAAATGAATACAAATTGTCAAGTAGTTTACCACCTCATAATATTGTAGAATGGACAGGTTCAGATTCTAGACCATCTGATGACCAAATAAACACTGCTTGGACTAATTGGAAATCTCAAGATAAATATAAAGGTGATAGAGAAGCGTCTTATCCTAGTTGGAAGGATCAATTAGATCAACTCTACTGGGATAAAAAGAATGGTACTAACAAGTGGGTCGAAGCCATTGACAAAGTAAAATCTGATAATCCGAAGCCATGAGTACAGTAAAAGTAAATGCAATACGTCATACAGGCGGTAGTGCAGATAATGTCACTTTAGATGCCTCACAAAATGTAACTGTTGAAGGTAATTTAACTGTTGATGGTACTACAACTTTAACGGGGACAGTTACCGGTGACAACGGTGGTATAGCTAAAAATTATCTAATAAATGGGGATTTTCAAATAGCTCAACGTGGAAGTCCAATCACAGCTACTGGAGGAGGTAGTAATCAAAACCCTACAACTAATACTAATGATAAATATGTATTAGATCGTTGGATACTTCTAAGTGATGGTAGTGATATTGTTGATGTATCACGAGCAACAGAAGCTCCAGCTAATCAATACCGTAGTGCTGGTCTTGATGTAGAAACTGCTAATAAAAAGTTTGGACTTTTACAAGTAATTGAACATGCAAATTGTGTAGGACTTATAGGTGGTACTGCTACTTTAAGTTTTAAAATGAAAGCAAGTGCTGTTGATAAACTAGATAGTGTTAAAGCAGCAGTTGTTTCATGGTCAAGTACAGCAGATGCAGTAACAAGTGATATAGTAAATGCTTGGGGTGCTGAAGGTACTAGGCCTACTCTTGCTACTAACTGGACTTATGAAAACGCTAATGATTCAGGTACTACTGGTAACTTTACACCAACTACAAGTTGGGCTACATACACACTGAAAAATGTCTCTATTGACACAGGTTCTACAACTAATGTAGGTGTATTTATTTGGTCTGATGTAACAGATACTACTGCAGGTCAATTCTTGTATATTACTGATGTACAATTAGAAACTGGTGCTACTAATAATGATTTTGAAAGACGTTCTTATCATTCTCAATTTTCAGAATGCCAACGTTACTATCAATTCCAAAAGCAAGCTGCTTATGGAACTTACGCAGCCGGAACTACTGGAACAACTACTCAAGCTTATATGCATAGTCAATTAATGACACCTATGAGAGTAGACGGATCTAACATTGCTATTGCTGTATCAGCAGCATCTGATTTTTATGTACTTCACGGAGCAACAGCTACTAATTGTACTGGGATAACCGATAATGATAGACACGGTACAGGTCTTGTTGAATTGAGAGCAACCGTAGCTAGTGGTTTAACTGCTAACCGCGGTTGTGTACTTCGAGATGATGGGAATGGTTATTCCTGGATAGAATATGATGCGGAGCTTTAATTATGTCCTATACTTATAAATTTTTAGCAACAGATGAATTTGATAAAGCATCTGGTAGAAATGATCCTTTTAGAGTAATAAGATCAGATGGTAAACAATTTAATATTAACAGTGATCATAGGTATTCCAGACAATACCGAGCATGGGTAGCTGCAGGTAACACAACTACTGCGGCTGACTAATGTCCATCAATCTCCCACGCCCTAACCTACCTAAGGCTCTGGACATCCCTCAGATGTACCTGAGACAGCCTACAGCAGACGTTCCAGCCTTTCGACCCATCGTCATACCCCCAGCTGATTTAGAACGTCCTGAGGAGACACAGGCGGAGGAGAAGGAAGAGAATACAGAACAACCAACACAACCTACGTTAAAGATACCGGTTATCGACATACAGATGCCCATACCTGAGACAGCGGTAGTAGTAACTGCAGTGACAACAGCTGTTATTGCAGTAACAACTACAACTATTACTCAATCTTTATTTGAACCTATTAAAAAGAAAGTTCAGAAACAACTACAAGCTAAAGTTAATAAATGGAAGGAAAACCGGAAGAAAAAAAAGGACTCCTCGGAAAGCTGAAAGATGCTGCAGAGGATCAAGA